GGTCTAATCAATTAGGTGAACTTTGCGAGGGTGTGCTAATGGAATCACCAAAGCAGGGCAAAGGCCTTAAAAGCACTATTTTAATAGATGCTAAAGGGTCTGAACTAGGCCTATTTGATGAGATGGGCTCAATCTATTCTTATCAAATCAAGCTAGTAAAAAGAAATGGCGAGTGGTTCGATGTTGGGCACTCAGTCAAAGTAAACTCAAAAATTAGTTTAGATGCAATACTTGATGGAGCATTTATTACTAACTAAAAAAGAAAACCAAAAAATAAAAGGCGGGTTTTATCCCGCCTTTTTTTATTTTTAACTATTGCATTAACTATATAAAAAGCTATAGTCATAACTGTTTTAATATAAACATTTAACAATGGAGGATAAAATGAAAAACATTAAAACACAAAAAGAAATAAAAGTTCAAGGTATCAAATCAAAAAAACAAATTGTGACCTTGCACAATGTAAGACAGCAAATCAAAGGTCTGAAACAAATTGAAAAACAAATTATTGATGAGTTAAAAGTTTTTCAAAATGAATGTCCGATTGTATTTGTTGACCATGATAAATCAAAATACGTTTTAGATATTTCAAATCAAACTAGGAACGTATTTAATCAATCAGAGTTTAAAGAGCAAAACACTGATTTGTTTTATAAGTTCGTAACTCAACAATTAGTAACAATCGTTAAGGTAGATAAAAGATAATTATCTATTTATTTTGCGTGACCCTTATTGTAGAATAAGGGTCACAAACTTAATTTAAATAATGGAGGATAAAATGAACAACGTGTACTTAGGTGAAACAGGAGTAGACAGCGGTCAAATCATAATCAGTGACCCTTGTTACGTTAACATGGCAGATGTTAATAAAACAATTAAATACTCTGATATGTGCGTCAGTGAGAAAAGACCTAGTAAGCAACTTATTAATAAGTTCGGAGCAACAGTCGGAGTTACTGTTAAAACAACAGTAGGCGATGGAGCATTCCCTGTTTATGGTCGCTTTAATTCTAAGGGACAATTAAAACAAATCGTTATCCATATAGAGTAGTCACTCAACCTTAACTCCGATCCTAGAAATAGGGTCGGAGTCTTATCTTAAGTGGTTCACTGGTCAGCTGTGAACCTAACCCACCGCCAAACTCAAAACGCAAATATAAGACCCCCCACCCCCTTTTTTTAAAAGTTAGGTACTTAATAGAGCAGCTTATAGGTTGAGTTATACAAAAACATCTTATATAAAAACTTATGATGGACTACAATTCAGTTCCAAGGGAGAAGCTAGAAGAGCTGGCTCGTTTGTTGGAAGCAAAAAAGATACTAGACGCAAGAGAAAATTTCCTACCTTTTGTAAAACAGGTGTGGCCAGAATTTATTTGTCGTGAAGCTAAGGAACCTTCTGATTGGGGTCACCACCAGATTATAGCAGACCGTTTGACTAGGGTAGCCCAGGGAAAATTAAAAAGATTAATTGTTAACATGCCACCAAGGCATACGAAATCTGAATTTGCGTCCGTGTATTTTCCTGCTTGGATTATGGGACTCAAACCCGATGCAAAAATTATGCAAGTATCCCACAACGCAGAATTGTCTCAACGATTTGGTCGTAAGGTAAGGAACCTTGTTTCCTCCGAAGATTATTCTAAAGTTTTTAAAAATGTTTCTTTAGCACAAGACTCCAAAGCATCAGGTCGCTGGGAGACGAATTACGGTGGTGAGTATTTCGCAGCAGGTGTTGGCGGAGCCATCACAGGACGAGGCGCGGATATTTTAATTATTGACGATCCGCACACCGAACAAAATATTATGTCTGGCACAGCAATGGAAAAGACTTACGACTGGTATGTGTCTGGACCCCGTCAGCGTCTCCAACCTGGAGGAGCGATTGTGGTCGTCATGACCCGTTGGGCAACCAACGATCTCACAGGTAAACTCATTGATCACCAAAAAAATGATAACGCCGATCAGTGGGAAGTAATTCAGTTTCCTGCTTTGATGCCAAGTGGTGAACCTGTGTGGCCTGAGTATTGGAAGAAAGAAGAATTAGAATCGGTCAAAGCCTCCCTCCCTCCGCAGCGCTGGAACGCACAGTATATGCAGAACCCTACGTCGGAAGAAGGAGCCTTGGTCAAACGAGAATGGTGGAAGCCATGGAAGGGAAATATTCCTAATTTAACCTTTATCATTCAGTCGTACGATACCGCGTATTCCAAAAAAGAAACAGCCGATTATTCTGCCATTACTACGTGGGGCGTATTTTATCCTACGGAGGGCGGAGACCCAGCTATTATTTTAGTCGATGCCATGCGAGGTCGATATGATTTTCCTGATTTGAAAAATATTGCATTAGAGCAATATAAATACTGGCAACCGGAAGCCGTAGTGATTGAAGCGAAAGCCACAGGTCAGCCTTTATTACAAGAATTTAGACGAATGGGTATTCCTGTGATGGATTTTACTCCTACTCGTGGAAAAGATAAGTTTACAAGGCTGAATTCAGTTGCACCTTTATTTGCATCTGGTATGGTGTATTATCCAGAAGGAGAACAATTTGCTTTAGACGTAATTGAGGAAGTAGCTGCTTTTCCTAATGGAGAACACGATGACTATGTCGACAGCATGACCCAAGCTATGTTAAGATATAGGCAAGGAAGTTTTGTTTCTGCAGATTTAGATGAAATCATAGAAGCAAGAGAACGTTTAACAATGGAACATACATATTATGGTTAAAAGTATTGCAGAAACAGTCGTAGACACTTTAGGTGAAGTGAGTCCTGAAAAATACATGCAAGAACAATTAGGACAAGCCCAAACGGCTGCAGGAGGTATAGAAGCTGCAAAAGAAAAATACGGCGTGAAGGGTTATAAAGCTGGAGGCAAGATAACCAAGAAGGTGAAAAAGACGGCAAAAAAAATTGAAGAAGCAAGTAAACAATCTGTACCCCTACCTCCTAAAGGAGATATCAAAGATATTCCTAGTGGTTACATGGACTTTGGTGCGCAGTTAGATCCTACGGATAAAAAAGTTTTTTTGTATGGAGTAAAAAAAATCGGAGACGATACGTTCCTGCAAGGAGCTGCTAAAGGAAAAAAAGATTTTAAAGCGAACATTCAAAAAGGAAATATGGATGTAGGGATATCGAAACAAGGAAACGATAAACAAATTAATTTTACATACAAAAGAACATTTAAACATGGTGGATTGGTTTGCCGTGGTCAAGGTAAAGCAAGAAAGAAAAACTTTAAGGTATATTAAAAAGGAGATAAAAATGCCAAAAGATGACATAAATATATATCATTTCGCATCAGATGTAGACAATAAAAAATTAAGTAATAAACAACTTGCTAAAAAAGCAAAAATTATTTTTGACCAAAGAAATAAAGAAGCAGACACTAAAGAAAAATTTAAAAAAATTAAAGAAGAACGAGAAAAAACTCTTATAGATAAAATAGCTAAAAGAAGAACTGCTACTGAAGGTTCCTTTAAAAAAGGTGGAATGATTAAATCAGGAAAACCAAAAATAGCAAAAAAAGGTTGGAGATAATAAATGTCAAGTGAGTTTGAAGACGATTTAGAAGTAGTCAACGAAGCAGATAATTCTGTAGATCCATTAAACGCAGAAGCGGTGGATACGGTCGTTGACGAAGAAGATAATCTATTAGCTGGAGAACGGGAGGAGGAGACCAGTATCGGTTTCTATGACAACTTAGCGGAAACGCTAGATGACATGCAGCTAAAAAGTTTATCGATTCAATTATTAGAAGATTATAAAAATGATAAGATGTCCAGAAAAGATTGGGTGGACAATTATGTAAAAGGTTTAGATCTATTAGGATTTAAATATGAAACCCAAACACGTCCTTTCATAGGAGCTTCTGGAGTCACTCATCCATTACTGGCAGAATCTGCAACACAGTTTCAAGCACAAGCGTTTAAAGAATTACTTCCTGCAGATGGTCCTGTGCGAGCGGAGATTGTTGGAGCCATTGATGAAATGAAAGAGCAACAAGCACTTCGTGTAAAAGATTTTATGAATTATCAAATCTCCGATGTGATGGAAGAATACACACCTGACTTTGATCAAATGTTATTTTATTTACCCTTAGCAGGATCTACCTTTAAAAAAGTATATTATGATTCTTTGTTACAACGAGCGGTTTCTAAATTTATTCCAGCGGAAGATTTAGTTGTTCCTTACAATGCTTCTGATTTATACGATGCAGAACGAATTACACAGATTGTAAAAATTAATGCAAACGATTTACGAAAACTACAAGTATCGGGTTTCTATCGTGATATTGATTTGCCAAAACCTCAAATGAAAGAGGATCGAGCACAAGATAAATACAATGATTTAGAAGGTGTTAAAAATACAGCACAGAATTACGATTTATATAATCTAATTGAAATGCATGTAAACTTAGACTTATCTGGGTTTGAAGATGACAACGGAGTCAAGATCCCGTACGTCGTGACCATTGATGAAGACTCCATGCAAATTCTTTCTATCTACAGGAACTATGAGCCTGAAGATGAATTGAAAAAAAGAAAACAATATTTTGTTCACTATAAATTTTTACCAGGTCTAGGGTTTTATGGATTTGGTTTAATTCACATTATTGGTGGACTATCCCGTGCTGCGACTTCCGCCCTCCGTCAACTGTTAGATGCAGCCACATTAAAGAATTTACCTGCAGGTTTTAAATCTAGAGGATTAAAAATCAGAGATGATGCAGAGCCATTACAACCGGGTGAGTTTAGAGATGTAGATGCACCTGGAGGAAATGTTAAAGACCAGTTTCAATTATTACCTTTTAACGAACCGTCTACTACCTTGTATCAATTATTAGGATACTGTGTAGATGCGGGTAAACGTTTTGCGATGATTGCGGATATGCAAGTCGGAGATGCGAATCAAACGGCTGCGGTAGGAACTACGATTGCATTATTAGAACGTGGATCTCGTGTGATGTCCGCTATTCACAAGCGTTGTTACTATGCACAAAAACAAGAGTTTAGATTATTAGCTAAAGTATTTGCAACCTATCTACCTGCTGAATATCCATATGATGTGTATGGAGCATCAAGAACGATTAAACAATCAGACTTTGATGATCGAATTGATGTGATTCCTGTTGCCGATCCTAATATTTTTTCTATGTCGCAAAGAATTCAAATGGCGCAAACAGAATTACAATTGGCACAAAGTAATCCACAAATTCATAATTTACATGAAGCCTACAAACGTATGTACGAATCCCTTGGAGTAAAAAACATTGGAGCCATCCTCCAACCTCCACCCGAACCCCCTAAACCGATTGATCCTGCACAGGAGAATTCTGGCGCATTGCAGATGGTTATTCCTAAAGCATTTCCAGAACAGAACCACGATGCACACATTAAAGCTCACATGGCCTTCATGACTTCACGTATGGTTCAGATTAATCCTCAAGTCTATGCACTTATGCAGGCTCACGTATCCCAACACGTTGGTTTAAAAGTTAAAAACAAAGTGTTGGCACAAATGTTAGAGACTGAAGAGATGAAACAATTGCAAATGGAGCGACCAGAAGAGTTTGCAATGTTGTTTGAATCTAAGGTTGCAGAAGAAATTGCAGTCGAAACAGAAAATTTAATCAATATGGAGCGACAATTCCAAGCTGCAACAGGTCAAGATCCTCTTGTTCAACTAAAACAACAAGAAATTGACCTAAGAGCACTAGACATTCAAAGAAAAATGCAAGAAGAAACGAAAAAAAGAGAGTTTGAAGCACAAAAATTCACTGCAAAACAGTTTTTAGACGAGGACAAGTTGAATTTAGACGAAGAACTTGGTAGAAAGAGACTAAGACTACAAGAAGAAAAGATGAAACAGGAGAAAAACAATGCCTCTTAATAGAAAAGGTAAAAAAATTATGAAATCCATGAAGGAACAGTATGGTTCCAAGAAGGGAAAGTCTATTTTTTATGCTACAATGAACAAAGGCAAGATAAAAGGCGTTGAAAAAAAAGCGGAAGGAGGAGTTGCAGCTAATTCCTCTGCTACCCCACCCGTAAAAGGACCTGCATCTCAAGGTATTAACGTTCCTGCTAAAGGAAATTTAGATGTATTAGGTGCTTCCAAGAGAGCCATGGGTGAAATTAATAAAAATATGCAAAAAAATTTCATGAATCGTTTAAAAGGAGGAAATTTTAGAGATTTTATAAGTATTTTCCAAGCTATAAAAGGACAAGGAACATTACCTGGTGGAAATACTTTTAAAGAACGTAACTTAGAAGGTTTTAGTAAAATGAACGAAGGTGGAGATATTGATACACGTGTAGAAGAAGAATTGAAAAAAGAAACTCCTAACGCATACCCTGTTATGAAAGGAGCGAGTCCTGTTACTCATCTAAGAAGATATTTAATGAAGAAAAAACTAGAAAGACAAAATGAGCTTTTAAAAAAAACCAACGAGTCTAAACCTAAAACAGAATCTAAACCTAAAACAGAATCTAAATCTGGTTTTGGAAAAGTATTTAAAGAAGCTAGACAAAAAGGAGAAGGAACTAAATTTAAATACAAAGAAAAAGATTATTCAGCCGTTACTAAAGAAGATGTTTCTAAATCAGGTAAATCTTCTTTAAAAGATTATTTAGATTCACCAAGTAAAATGAAATCTGGAGGATCCG